GTGATGCCGACAGCAGCCGCAGCCACCGATATGACCATCGCGTACCGGAGGCTCGTGACCAGTGGGCTTTCGTCATCGCTGACGTAGCCGATGTGCTCATGGACGGCCGCAGCCGCCTCCTCGACCGTGTCGATGTGCCGCTGGGCCTCCGACAGGTGCGACCGCGCTGACACCGCCGCCGCCCGCACGTCGTTGGCCGACGAGGCGATCTGCGCGGTGTGGGACGCGCAGCCGGTGAGCAGGAGGACGGCGGCGAGGCGCTTCATACCTCGACCCATTCCTCTATGTCCTCATTCCATTCCCACGGACCGCCTGGAGGCATCGGAATCGGAGAATCCCATTGGCACGTTGCTTCCACTAGCACCCAAGACGGATACGGCTTCGGGGGAATGAATGCATTCCTGGTGGAATCAAACGTGTACCCGATTCCTGCGTAGTTCTTACGCGCTCCGCCGTTGGGCCACGTTTCAACCCAAACGCCCCCGTAGGTGGTTTGCGCCCACGTAATGCCCTGCGAATCGGATACGACGATTACATCAGCGACCAAGCCTTCAACGATTTTTGCTGCGTATTTCATGCCGTAAACGTCCCGCTGGTGGTAAGCACGTGCTTGGTAAATCCGCCGCTGGTGGTGGTGGTCATCGTGCCGGTGTAGGCAGCGGTCGGGCTTGCGGCCCCTGCGTAGCGAATTACCACAACGCCTGACGACCCAGCTCCGCCGGTTTTGTTTCCTGCCACGCCGCTGGATCCAGCACCACCGCCGCCGCTACCGGTGTTTGCCGTTGCGGTTTGCCCCGTATTGCTTGGACCGGTGCCGCCGCTGTTGTTGTTTGCGTTTGAACTACCGCCTGACGGCGCCACGCTGCCGGTAGTTCCGCCACCGCCGCCAGTTGCGTAGGTGACGCCGTCATACGCGGAACCGTTACCACCGGTTCCGGCGCTGGCCTGGCCGTTTGTACCTGCACTTCCTGAACCGCCGCCGCCGCCGCCGTTGAAATTCGGGGCCGATGCGCCGGTCGAGCCACCGGCGTTTCCCTGTCCCGACGTAGCAGTGCCGCCGCTGTTTCCTGCACTTGACCATCCGGCGCCGCCACCGCTGCCGCCGTTTCCGCCACTTGCATTTGCGCCGCCAGTCGCGCCTCCAGATCCGCCTCCGCCGCCACCAACAGCCGTTGCGATTCCCAATCCGGTAATAGAGGTATCAGTACCTGCGCTCCCGCGAGCGTTGCCGGTTGCAGCTGCGCCACCGGCGCCAATGGTGACCGTGTATGAATTTCCCGGGGCAAACTCTGCGCCGGTGGTTAGCACGTAACCACCTGCACCGCCGCCGCCACCTGCGCCAAGATTGGCAACCGTGCCGCCGCCGCCACCGCCACCCGCCACAATGAGGACATCGGCGGTGTAGCCGCCGCCAGCGATCATTGCCCGGCGCATCATCGAACCCATCATGGGATTACCTCCGCAGTAACGCGCAGCGCGATCGTCGCGATGTGCAGGTTTTCCGATCCAGCCGTCGGGTCGGCGTACAGCACGATCTCGCCCCACGACGGGCCGGCAAGCGTGGCGGTCTGCGTCGCGGTGAAGCTGGCGGTGGCGGTGCCGGCGCCGGCGGTGACAACGGACCCGGTGACCGTGGTAGAAACGCCCGACAGCGTCAGTTTCGCCTTCGGCGTGTAACCGGTCCAGTTGAAGTTGCTCCCGCCCACCTGGTGGACGTGAAAGTCGATCTTTAGTACTTCCCCTGGCACCACGGTGATGCTCGGGATCGGAGTTGCCAGCGTCAGGTTCATCAGATGCACCTATACGGGTTGGGACGATCAAAGAACGGGAATGCGTTTCCGGCGGTATCCATCACGACATACACAAGGACCTTCGCCGAGAGCTGCGCGGTTGTCCAGTTGCCGCCGCTGTACTGCGAACCGACAGGTCCGAACTGATTAGTCGGCGTCGCATTCACGGAAACGCCATCAACGAGGGTCGCGGTGTTGTGGTACTCGCGGAGGTTGATGCAGTTCGTGTAGTCAAAGGTCAGATCGGTACCGACGGTGACGCCGGAGCCGGTGAGCGGCGGCGGGAACCACAGACGGACGGTGTACGTCCATCGATACGCCGCGCCAGCGATTGCGCTGGCCCCGCGCACGTCGCACAGGCCCATCGTGACAATCTGCGCTGCCCCCATTTCCTGCCGTGCCCAGCGCAGCGTGTCGCGATTGTCGATCGCGGTCGCCGCTCCCTGCGTCCATGAGTTCACCACGGCGCGGTTTGCGCCGGCGATGCCCTCGTTGAAGATGGGACGGGTCCAGCTCATGGATACGTGGGCTTGGGCGAAGTGATCTCGGCCATGTTTCCGGATCCCATCAGCGTTGCAAACGTTGCGGTGCTTGGGTACTTCTGGAAGAAGCCGATCTTGTCAGCCTGGAGAACCACGACGCCAGCCACCGTAGCACCCGAGGTGCAGAGCGGCTGTCCGGTCGGCTTCGGGATCGGAACCTGCTCGAGGTGGTACCAAGCGTCGAACAGGAACTGGTGCTGGATCCGGTACCACTCGTAGGACGGGCTGATGGTGAAGCCCTGGTACACCACGGTGCCGATGTCGCAACCGAGGAAGACCGCGTCGTTCCTTTTGCCGATATAGCTCGAGTAGCTGCTGGTCGGCGGCTCGGGCGTCGCCTCGCGAGTCCGGTCCCAGAGAAACTCAAACGTCATCGACATCTGCGGCACCTCGTAGGTCGGCGGATTGCCATTTAGGTCGACCTTGGTGCCACCAATGTCAACGACGCTTCCGGGCCACGCGACCGTGCCATTGGCCGGAAACGTCGGGGAGATGCGCCACATCTGCGCCGCTCGGACGCCGCTCGAGCGCGTGATTTGTACATATTTGCCCTGGTCGCCCGTGTAGGCGTCGAAACTGCCGAACCTACAGGTCACCTCCCATACATACGCGGCCTCGCGCTGCATGGTGGCCTCGACGCTGCGGCACACGAACGTCTTCAAGAATGTGTCCGAGCCGTAGATTCCGGACGGGAGACGGTCGCGAATCTTCGGAAGACCGGACGCCCCGAGCATCTGCTGATCACCGGGATACGGGTCGCTCGAGCTTGATGGCGTCCAACGCACCTGATACGCCAGGTCGAGCGTGTGCTGCTCGCCGGGCATTGCCAGCCCGTAGTTCCGCGTCTCCGGTCTTTCGATGACGGTCCACGTGCCCATTAGAACGGCCTTCCCATCTTGCTCGCGATGTCACGGAGAATGGTGATGATGTCCGCGATGCCGGCGGCACCGGTGAGCGCCTGATCGCTCGCGAAGTTCTTCAGCCCGCCCGCCGTGGCGGTGGCCTGCCCGGCGGCGGCAATGCCGGCTGAGATCGTCGGATCGGTGGCGATGCGCTGTGCCTCCGCGCGGCTTGCGGCAGATTGCGCCTGAATGGCCTGAATCACGCCCGGCGCGACCGCCTTGGCGATCGTCTGCTCGTCCTGGTACTTCTGGATCAGCGCCTGCGTCTGCGCGTTCGCGGCGTCAAGATCCCAGGTCGTAGCCATCCGGGTCAGCTCGTCCACCCGGTCGTTCATCACCGAAGTCGCCTGGCGGATGGCGTTGAACGCCACCTGACCGACGTTGAACGCCGCCGAGATGCCGGACGCCATTGCCGTCCGTGCGCTCGATTCGTTGAGCTTCTTTAGCTCCTGATTCGCCCGCGCCACGCCCTTGACCACGCCGGACGGGTCCACCTCGGCGCGGATGACTGCTTTCATCTCCTTAGCCACCGGACACCTCCTCGGCGAACTCCTCGATGCCGCGACGGGTCCAGGGGAAGAGCTGCTGCGGTCGCTGCCCGGTCATGGCGCACGCGATGACGCCGAGCAGGAACTCGCAGCGTTCCCCCGTGGTCATCTCCGTCCGTGCGATGCCGAGCGGCATGGTCATCCGTTGCTCCGGGCTTGAAATTCGCCACAGCCGCCGCTCGGCGGCTCCGTAGGGCGTGGACCGTTCACCGCCTCGAGCAGGGCCGCGGCGATGTCGCCACGGATCGACGCCAGCTGGTCGTTCCGGTCCACGAACCGGCTACCGTCGGGCATGGTGAGGTTGTCGCCCCACCAGAACTGGTCGGTGCGGCTTCGCTGGTAGTCGCCGAGCGTCGGCTCGCGCACCACCACGTCGCCGACACCGTCGATCGTGACGGTGCGGCTTCGCGCGGCGATCTTGGACAGGTCAAACGGCATCAGGCTTCCTCGACCGAGACGTTCCACATACCGGCCTGGGTGCCGTCATCCGAGCGGCTGGCGCTGACGATGTGGCCTGTGATCGCGTAGGCGATCGATCCCTGGTCGGTGAACGTCACGACCACGGATCGGTTCACGGCGTCGGCCAGCGTGGTCGGGTACAGGTGCGTCCGGAGCGCGTTGTCGGTGCTGCCGTCCTGCGCCATCATGTCGAACGTGACGGTGCGCCGAACGCGACCGGGCGCCCGCTTCTCTCGGAAGTCGGAGAGCTGCGTCACGTCGATGCTGCTGCGCTCGAACTGCACCGACACGTTCTTGATCGGGAACGTGGTGGCGCCGGCTGCGTTGAAGTTAAGCGTGACTGATCCGCCGTAGCCAGAGATGAGTGCCATTTAGAGCTCCGTTGCGAGAATTGTCATGGTGATGGTCGCGATTCGCTCCGCGTCCTGCTGCCCGTCATCCGGCGTCTCCGTAGAGAAGGCAACCGAAAATTCCGACATCGTCAGTTTGCATGCGCCGGCTACCGTGATCGTGCCGGGGTCCCACAAGGCGACCACGGCATCGGCCATCTGCGTGACGGTTTCCACCGTGTCGGCAATGCACGCGACTTCCACCGAAATCGTCCAGTGATTCGTGTCTGTGACAACGCCGCGCATCTGCGCGTCGAGGTTTGCCGCGGTGAGCTCGTAAACCATGCACGGCGTCGGCGTGCCAGCGTTCCGCATCCCAACGGACACGGTGTAGACGGTGGTGCTCAGGGCGTCGTAGACGGCCTTGCTGATCGATTCAAGCGGCACGGCGAAGCCCTCCCATGACGAGCGACGCCTGGCGAAGGATTGCCTCGGCGATGGCGTTGCCCATAGCCGTCGCGTTGGACCGCGCCCACCTCATGCTGATGAACGAGCCGGGAATACGGCGCTTGGCGCCCTTGTGCCGGAAACCGGATTCAAGCAGATGCCAGATGCGCTGCCGCCCCTTGCCGCGCTTGGCGCGGTAATCGACGCCGATGCTGAAGATCAGCGCCCCGTAGCCCTTTTGCGCCCGCTTCGGGCCGTCCAGCCGGGTCGAGGCGGCGATCGCCCGCCGGTGCAGCCCCTTGCCCTGGTACCGGGCGCCGCGCCATGCCGTGCGGAGCTTGCCGATGTACGGCTTGGTCCCCTCACGGATCGCCTTCTTGCGGACGCGCTCGTTGAGCTTCTGAGGAAGCTGCGAGAGCGTGCGGCGTACCTCGGCGCTGTCCACCGAGATCCGCACGATGTTGGTCGCGCCGCGTCCAGCGCTCGGGCCAAAGAGGCTCATTCGGTCACCTCCACGGCCTCGATCTCGAGGCGCCGGCGGCGCTGGTCCATGTCCCAGCACGCTCGGCAGTTGAACGTCCGGACGGTGCCGTTGTCGTTCCAGAGCAGCCGGCTGCGCGAGGTCAACGACGGGAGCCAGCTCGCAATGATCCGCCACTCGGTGCGGACCGCCGGACCGCCGTCATCCATGACCTCGGTCGTGTTGGACGCCTCGACGTGCGCCCACACGGTGCCGATCGTCACCCAAGCCTCGACCGCCTGGCCGAACGCATCGACCGTGCGGACGGGGTTCTGCACCGTCAGCGACAGGCGCAGCATCCCGCTCGGGACGGGAGCGGCCATCAGCCAATCCCCTTCCCCATCATGGCGCTGATCCGGTCCCAGTAGTCGCCGGGCAGCGTTACCGTGTCATCTCCGCGGCTCTGGACGTGCTGCGCCACGCGCTGGAGCAGCATCATCTCAAGGAGCGGGTTCAGCGTGTTGGAGCCCGCCGTCACGGTCAGGACGAGCGGGTATGTCAGGTCATCCTCGTCGAGGCTGGCGTACTGGATGCCGTTGATCGTGACCAGCGTCAGGCTGATCGTCGCAGCGTTGTCATCGACACAAGTGCACGCCGTAGCCGGCTGGCGCTCGAGCCGGACGAGCTTCTCGGTGTTCGCCGGCTCGAGGCCGACGTACTGCGTGCGGGTCACGGGATCGACGCACCAACCGGTGCGCTCCTCGAGCTCCCGCTTCGCGGCTTCCCAGGCGACGAGGATCGCCGGATCGTCCTCATTGTGAGGGATCCGCGCCCATGCCCGAAACTTGGGAAGGTCTAGCGCCATCTTTCCTCCGCAGCGGGCGGGGGGGGGACGAATCCCCCCCGCGCCCGCCTATGCGAGAGTCCTATCAGGCGTTGGTCACCTGGAGCTGCACGAGGCTCTTCACGCGGGTGAAGGCCGAGTTGGCGAACGCCATGCCCTGGAAGATCACGCGGGCGCTGCTCGCCGCGGTGATCTCGTCGCGGATCATGCCGACGCCGCCCCACTCGCGCACCGAGAAGCCCTCGGAGATGTTGCCGAGGACCGCCACGACGTTCTTGCCCGTGGTGGCCGTCGCAACATGCGCGGGCAGGTACTCGGTGACGTACACCGGGAGGCCCATCAGGGTGAACGGCGCGGCCTGGGTGTTCGTCGCGTCAGCCGACGGGATGAACACCGGGACGTTGTTCACCAAGATGCCGGCGATCGTCGCGTAGACGTCCTGCGGGAGGATCCAAGCCGCCGAGCCCCAGTACGCCGCCGGGAGCTTGCTGTACCGCATCTCCGACAGCTTCGCGATGGTCACCTGCGCGATGGCGAGAGCGCGGGTGGTGCCGGCCGAGGTCGCCGTCGTGATGTTCACGTTCGCGTTGACGGTGAAGATGCCCGTCGGCGCGTTGGTACCGGAACCGCCGACGTAGCCCCACTCGAGGTTCTTGGCGAGCTGGCGCTGGAGCGAGTCCATGACCTCCGCCTCGACGTCGAAGTTGGCCTGGCGGATCAGCTGCTGGCTGACCTGGGTGAAGGGGATGCACGGGACGGGCGAGATCGGCACCTCGATGAACGCCGGGTCAATCGACGTGCGGGCCGTCGTGCCGGTGTCGGGCTGCGTCCACGCCGAGGTGTAGTCGGCGGTGGCAAGCGAGTTGTAGCGCAGCGTCGGGTAGCCCTGGACGCCGGTGCGGAGGTCGGCGAGGTTGCGGACCACCGTGTTCGCGTCGAGGTACTTGAGGATGCCGTCCTCGTAGATCTTCGGGATCAGCACGCTGCTCGAGGCCGTCGAGATGATCTCGCGCTGCTCGGGGGCGCGGCCGCCCTTCAGGTAGCCGAGGAACTGCTCGCGGTACTCGGGGGACGAGCGCCACTCGATCGCCTGCTCGCGCTTCTCGGCGACCACCTTCGAGGTCGCGGCGTGGCTGGCGAACTTCTCGCGCAGCTCGGCGGCGCTGCGCTTCTGGTTGAGGTCCTTCAGCTCGTCCAGGAGCTCGCTCGCGCGTGCCTCCTGCTCGGCGGTGATCTGGTCATTCGCGAGAATGCCATTCACCTCGGTTTCGATGAACTTGCGACGCTCGATGATCTCTGCCTGCTTCATGTGAGTGCCCTCAATCGCAGACGAAGCCGGGCTAGCGCCGGCGCGTAGTTGCGTGCCTCGGCGCTCGTCTGCGGATACGCGCCGTTTTCAACGATGGAAATCTCGCGGAGGTCCACCTCCGAGAGGGTCCGCTCGCTGCCCTTCCAGGCGTCGGAGCGGACGTAGAAGCCGAATGACATCTCGGTCAGCACTCCGGCCTCGACCAGGGCGCGAACGTCACGCGCACGCTGGGTGTCCGGGAGATTGACCTCGAACGCGAGTCCCTTGGTGTCGCTGCCGAGCTTCAGCAGCCCGCTGCGGGTGTTGGCGAGCAGCTCGCGGCGATCGTGCCCGACGAGCATCGACACGTTTCCCGACAGGCTCGAGTCGAAGGCGCCGCGTGCGACCCGCTCGACAAACGGCTTGCCGTTGTTGACGCCGCGCACGGTCAGCGGATGGCTTGGCGCGTCGTAGACCGCCGCATAGCCGGCAAGCTTGTTGCCGGAACGCTCGAAGGTCGCCGTGCGGATCTCAAGCATTGTCACCCTCCGCGTCTGGGTTGCCGTCAACGACCGCTCCGGACGCGCCGCCGGGCATCGACACGGTCGGCGTGTCGAGGCCGTCGATCGGCGGAAGGCCGAGATAGTGCCGCGCGTCGTTGGGCGACATGATTCCGGCGAGCACCAGCTTCGAGAACGCCATGCCCTGGTCGCGGAGGTTGCCGCGGGTGATCGGGGTCGTGTCGATGTGCACGCGCTCGCCGGGAGCGCAGAGCTTGCGCTGGAGCTCGCTCTCCCACGCGGACGCCCACGCGGCGATCGCGCCGTCGGCGTATGCGCGGGCCGTCTCTGCCTGGCTCGAGAGTGCGCCGCCGCCCTGCTGGAACAGCATCTCGGGCGGCACGCCGAATGCGCGGGCGATCTCCTGCACGGAGAAGCGGCGCGAGTCAAGCATCGAGCTGCTCGTCTCCTGGCTGATCTTCTCCGCTTTCATGCCCTCGCGCAGGATCAGCGGGCGGCTCGCGCCGTCCGCGGTCGCGTGCATGGTCATCCAGGCGTCGCGGATCGCCTGAACCGTCTGGTCGCTCATCGCGCCCGGATGGCTGATCGCGATCTTGCCCATGCTGCCCGTCTTGACGAGCGCGGCGTGCGCCCCGTCCTCGTCGGCGGCGAGCTGCATGGCGTGCCGCGCCATTTCGAGCGGCGAGCGGAACCAGCACGGGTTGAGGTGGTCCGGGTAGCAGCCGACGTGCAGGATCTGGTCCTGATTCAGCACCGTGCTGCCGATGCGGTAGATCACGCCGTCATCGGTCACCTCGCCGCTCATGGCGTCGGCGGGAATCGGCTGGAGCTCGGCGATCGCGCCGTCAGACGAGCGTCGAATCAGCGCGAGGCCGTTGCCGTGCGTGAGGGCGACCGAGGTCGTGTAGCGACGGAACTCGTAGCCCGACTGCCACCGGCTGGCCTCACGGTTCATCAGCATCGAAACCGGGTGGTCCGGAATCGTCTGCCCGTCGCTGTCGAGGACCGAAATCGGGAGCCGGGCAATGTCCGCGCTGATCAGTTGCGTAGCGCGGACAACGGCGGGGATGGCGTCCACCGGCGCCGACACAATGGGCTCCGGTCGCGTGTAGATGGCTACACCCGACTTGAATCCAAAGAACCGAGCGAACATTGCCCGAAGCTCCATGGAACGGATGGAACCGAAACGCCCAAATCCGTCTACTGCGATTTTTGGAATCCCGGTTTATCCAATGGGACACGCGCTCGCGCTGACGCCCGTCACCTCGCGGACGCCGTTGTGCTCCATGAGCAGCGCCGCCATGTTCCCGGCGACCACCGCGTCGGTGTTGCCGTTGCTTCGCCCCTTGACCGGGCGGATGTTGCCGACGTTGTCCTTCACCAGCCGTACCGCCTGAAGCGCCGAGGACAGCACCGGATCCGGCTCGTAGAAGAGTTGCCGCGACTTCAGGAGGTCGCCCCAGAGCTTCCACGCCGGGGCCATCGTCCGGATCGACTGATCGATCGGGACGATCGGCCATCCGCGATCCGCCCACCGCCTGATGTCCCGTGCTTGGGACGGGTTCTGGTCCACGCCCACCTTCCGCACGTCGTAGCGGGCCATGATCACCTCGAGCTCGGCCTCGATGATCGCCATGTCGTGCCACTCGCCAGGCATCCGGCGCAGATGTCCCTGTTCGCACCACTTCGACAGCGGGCACTTCGACCGCTTGGCGTCGGCCTCGATGTCCAGCCCCGCCCACCAAGACACGTTCCGGGCGCGGATCCGCCCGCCGTCCACGACCATCACGCACAGGGTGGTGAGGTCGAGCTGGGTGCCGTACCCGCCGCGGCTCAAATCAATGGCGACCACCGCCGGGGATCCCCGTAGCCGATCCCAGTCGCAAGCCTCCGACTGCCGCTCCAGGACCGAGAGGTCCACGTCGGTGGTCGCCAGTTCGTGGTAGCGGCACGCCAGCTGCGTCTCGAACTCCGCAATCTGGACGGGATCGCCGCTCTCTAGCATTGTTCGCGCCGCCATCTCGAGCTGCGTCGGGTCGATGATCGTCCCGAGCCCGGGGTGCGCCTTGATCCATGTCGCCGGGTCCGATGCCTGATCGTCGGCGTCCAAGCCGTACAGCATCGGCCACCAGCCGGCTGGATACGGCTGTCCGGACGCGATCGCCCGCTCGAGCGCGTCCCAGTAGCCCCAGATGGGGCGCGTCTTCATCTCCGGATCAGGCGTCGTTGCGTGCAGCGCCTGGCTGCTCGGGAACTTGGCAAGCCCGGTCAGCAGCCGCCCGAACGCCTTTTCCATGCGTGCCGTCTCGTCGGACACCACCGTCCGCACCGTCAGGCCGTCGAGCGCCTTGTCGGTGCACGGAAGCGACGTGTACCGGTTGCCGCCGTGCGTCACCTTGCCCGGGTGCGCCGGGGTGCTGCCGCCCGTCGCGTGCCATTCTTCGTCCCCGAGCGTCTCGGACATCACCCGCATCCGCTCGAACGTCTTCTGCGCCAAGCGCCCGTCCGGTGCAACGCTCGCGAACTCCAGCCGCGTCGTTGGGTCGCTCATCGCCGCCATGATCAGGCTCGCGGCAAACTCCGTTTTCCCGTTGCCGCGCCCGACGGCCAGCAGAAGGTTCTTCGTCGCTGGGGTGTCGGTCTTCCGCCCGTCCACGATGCGACGCCTGGCAAGCAGGAGCATCGCCACCATGCATTGCCAGGGCATCCACACAAGCGGGGTGCCGGCGCCGGCCTCGGCGCCCTGCCCGCACCGGAGCGCGAACACCCGGGCCGCGTCCGCTCGAGCATCGTCCCACCAGACGCCGTGCTTCGCCGGCGCACGCCGCTCCTCGAGGTAGCGGCGACAGGCGTCCGTGATCCTCGCATTCGCGACGATGCTGCCATCCACCACCGATTTCGCGTAGGCGTCGGCCTGGGCGGCGCAGTCAACCGGCTTGGGCTTGCGGGATCGCTTCGCCATGTGCGTCAGTTTTGGAGG